TAAGCTTGATGATGCTGGGGTTGATGTTATGATCTTTCATGGTAACAACGATAAAGTTATCGACTCTATTCAAAGTGATTGGATGGCTGATCGGCTTGACAACGTGACGCATGTCCGGTATGATGGTGGTCACGGAACAAGAGTGGTAGATTTATATGCGCCTTTTATTTGATATAGAAGCAGACGGACTGTATCCTACTAGGATCTGGTGCGTGTCTGCTATCGACATAGATACTAAGCAGGTCTATGAGTATGGGCCTGATGAGATTGACAATGCTATTGCTTTACTGGAAGATGCTGACACGCTGATCGGGCATAACATTATCTCTTATGACCTGTACTGGCTAGATAAACTATACAACGTAGATCTATACCATAAGAATATTATTGACACCCTGATCTGGTCACGGATGTTTAACCCTGACAGAGAAGGTGGTCATGGTCTAGCTGCGTGGGGTAATAGGTTTGGTTATCCTAAAGTAGAGCATGAAGAGTGGGGCTTCTATAGCCCTGAGATGCAGCATCGTTGTACTGTAGATGTTAAGTTAAACCTTAAGGTCTACAATAAGCTATTGACTTCTAAGAAGTATTTCTCTGATGAGTCTATTGATTTAGAACAACAAGTAGCTCGTATCATCAATGAACAAGAACACTATGGTTGTTACTTTGATGTCCAAGGTGCTGAGCTTTTACTGGCTAAAGTATCTGATGAGCTTGGTGACATAGAAGATGAAGTACGTAAGACCTTTAAGCCTAAGGAGTTCTTTGTTAAAGAAGTAACACCTAAGCTTAAGAAAGATGGTACTATATCTAAGCAAGGCCTGCGTGATGAAGAGTATGCAGCAGTTGTTAATTCTGGAGACTTGACACCGTTCAATAGATATGATACAATAGAGTTCAACCTTGGATCAAGACAACACATTGGTCGTTGGCTTCAAGAAGATTATGGTTGGAAACCTACTGAGTTTACAGCTACTGGTCAGCCAATGATTAATGAGAAGATCCTTGAAACTGTCGAGGGTATACCAGAGGTAACACTAATACATAAGTACCTGACCCTTCAAAAGATTCAAGGGTTCCTTACTCGCTGGTTAGATTCAGTAGGTGATGATGATAGGCAGCATGGCTACGTTAATACTATTGGTGCAGTGACTAGACGTATGACTCACTCTGAACCTAACCTAGCTCAGGTTCCTAGTAGTCGTAAGCTGTATGGTAAAGAGTGTAGGGCTTTGTTCACAGTACCTGAAGGCTACAAGCTAGTAGGTATGGATGCTGATAGTCTTGAGCTACGTATGATGGCTCACTACATGGACAATCCAGAGTACACCGAGGCTGTTGTTAATGGTGATAAGGACTTAGGTACTGATGCTCATAGCGTTAACATGAGAGCAGCAGGTTTAAGTAACCGTGACCAAGCGAAGACAATGTTCTACGCCGTTATCTACGGAGCAGGTGATGGTAAGCTAGGTCAGATAGTAGGTGGTAACAAACAGGACGGAGCTAAGCTGAAGTTCGACCTGTTCAATAAGCTACCTGACCTTGGTGACTTGATCCATAGGGTACAGACCTCCGCATCTAGAGGGTTCATTAAGTGCTACGATGGTAGCGTACTTCATGTACGTAAGATACCCGCAGCCTTTAATGTTCTGTTACAAGGTGGTGGTGCTGTGTTAATGAAACGTGCTTTGGTTATCCTTAAGGAGGATGCAGAGCGAGAAGGACTGGACTTTCATTTTGTGATGAACGTACACGATGAGATCCAGACAGAGGTACTAGCTAAACATGCTGAAAGGTTTGCTGAACTAGCAGCCGACTCAGTACGCAAGGCTGGTGAGTACTATAGGTTGCGTTGTCCTATGAAAGGTGACGCTTCAATTGGTAATACTTGGGCCGAAACTCATTGACACGCTAGAGTGTATAGAAAAAGTAAGATCTTATTTAAAAGGAGAAAGTAAATGAAAAAGAAACTTGAAAAACTTAAAGAACAAAGAGAGCAGTTAGCACTTAAGCTTGACATGCTAGACGCAGAGATCTCTGATCTTGAAAACCCTGACCCTGTTAAGTTAACAGAAGAAGAGATTGGAGAAAGACTTGGTTATCCTGTTACAATCATTAAGGATAAATAATGACAGCAATACTTTTAAAACAACCTGAGGCTGTGTTTATTCACATTCCTAAGACTGCTGGTAGAACAGTACGTGCTCTTTGGGGTGGGGATATTAAAGCCCCAGTGTCTAAGGGTGTTATGCCCGATGATTGGGTTAACATCTATACCTTTGCATTTGTTAGGCATCCTCAGGCTAGACTGATCTCAGCTTACAATATGTTCTCTAAAGGAACAAAGCATATTGAATCAGGTAAGGTTGTGTCAAGAAGAGTAGCGCCTCTTGAAGGTATAAGCTTTGAAGGGTTTGTTAACAAGATGTTTGATGAGGACGATAGGGATCAACAGTGGTCAGTAACATCCCATACATTACCTATGACTGATCCTTATAACCTGATTCAGTATGCAGACTTTGTAGGGAAACAAGAGAAGTTTGAACACGATATGCAATTAGTTGCTAAAGATGTAGGGTTGCGTTTAGATTCTCACTTCCCTCAAGTAAACGTATCTGAGAAAGATAAGTCTAGGTTAGAAGTCTGGGCTGATCTACCTCCAGCCTTGCAAGCTAAGGTACTAGATTACTATGCCGAAGACTTTGAAACATTTAACTACGAGGAATTTTAATGAGTGTATTTGTATTAGAAGATCCTGAAGCAGTGTTTATCCACTTGCCCAAAACAGGGGGTACGACAGTACGTAAGGGAGTATGGGGTAAGAGGTATGACGGGCCTTACATAGGTATCTGGAAAGAAGAGTGGGATGATATGTTCTCATTCGCCTTTGTACGGCATCCTATTGACAGGTTCGTTAGTGCCTTCTATATGTTTACTGAAGGAACTGATCAGATCACTAGGCCTAAAGCTATGGGTATGTCTCTTGATCAGTTTGCTATAGCTGCTATAACTAACAAGGACGTAGAAGTAACACATGGTATATCACACCATACTGTACCGATGACTAATCCTTTTAACATGATTGATAAAGCTAAGCATATCTTACGCTATGAAAGATTCGAGCAGGATCTCCATAGTGTTATGGAATCTTTAGGGGTTGACGATCCGTGGATTCCAAGGTATAATGTGAGCCAGCGTTACGGTGGTTGGAAGAAGACTATCAAGGACATGAGTCCTGATATCTACGACCAGCTTGTTGATTTTTATCTAGAGGATTTTAAGGAATTCAATTATGAAGTACCGAGATTGGAACGTGTTTGAAGCAGGTGGTATTTTCATCGCCCAACTTGGAGAAGAATACTTAGAAGGAGAATCTATACAGTCTGTGTTTAATCAGATTGATGATCTCGAAGATGGTACACACGAGGAGCCAGAACCTTATCTGTTTGATATGATATGAAAGCAGTAGTAATAGCAACAGGGCCTAGTCTAACTCAAGAACAAGTAAACTATACTATCGGTAAGGTGGACTTGACAATCGCAGTGAATGATGCTATAATGGTGGCTCCTCATGCAGACATTCTTTATAGTGGTGATAACAGATGGTGGAATTATCACGGCCCTAAACTAGCATGGTATATTGGAGAGAGACTATGTGCCGCAAGGGACAACGAATACTCTACACAGATAGAAGGGATTGGAGGACTTGGCCCATTCGAGAAAGGGCGTATACGTTTCGGAAACAACAGCGGCTTCGCTGCCGTAAACGTCGCACTGAATCGTGGAGCCTCGACTATATACTTGCTAGGGTTCGATATGGGTACAGCCGCAGGGCAACAGCGTCACTACTTTGGCGACCACCCCTCGGATATCAATATCGAGTCGCCATACGAGAGCTTCAGAAAGCACTTCAACGTAGCAGCACCAAGCGTTAGGGACTTTGATGCTGAAGTAATTAACTGCACTGAGGGTGGATTCCTTGAGTGCTTTCCAAAGGCAAAGATAACGGAGGTGTTATAATGAAGCCAGTGGAGACAGAACTTTTAACGGTCTATTGTTTTTTATTCAGTCTTGCTGGAGGTATAAAGGATAAAAAACAGAGGCAAAGGTTTAGAGATAAGATAGACCGGAAGCGTTTTAAATTAATAAAGGAGATGATGAATGACAGCTAAGATATTGCTGTTCGATATAGAGACAGCCCCAAGTATAACCTATACATGGGGACGATGGGATCAGAACATCGCACCATCACAGGTTATACAAGAAAGTCACATGCTCTGCTGGGCTGCTAAGTGGCTCGATAGTGATGAAGTCTTTTTTGATTCACTGCCTAATCACAAAGGTTATAAGCGTAACCCTACTGATGACAGTAAGATTGTAAAGACTCTATCAGATATCCTGAACGTAGCCGACATTGCTATTGCACATAATGGTGATGGGTTCGATATGAAATGGTTGCGTAAGCAGCTTGCGAAATATCGTCTTCCTAATGTATCAACTGCGAAGACCGTTGACACGCTGAAAGTAGCTAAGCGTTACTTTAACTTCCCGTCTAATAGGCTTGACGAGTTGGCTGCATACCTTGGTATCTCAGAGCGTAAGATTAAGACAGACTTTAATCTCTGGCGTGACTGTATGAACGGTAAGGTGGATGCTTGGCAAGCAATGCTTGACTATAACATCCAAGACCTGTATCCTCTTGAGGAAGTATACAAAGTCTTGAGGCCGTTTATGACCAATCACCCTAACGTTGGTGTATATGAAGATAACCTACAGATGTCTTGCCCTGTGTGTGGCGGTACTGAGCTTGTTAAGAATGGTTACTACCATACTAACCTGTCTAGGTTCCAGCGTTACAAGTGTAACGACTGCGGGAATCAGAAGATCAGAGGCCGTACTAACCTGCTTGATAAAGATGAACGTAAGGAGTTGCTGACTAATGCCATCTAAACTAGACACACTAGTACCAGATATCTATAAGGTTCTGGATAAACTTAGTGATGGTATAGATATTACTCCTGACATTGAGCCTGAGTTAGATGCTCTAGTAGAAGATATACGAGAGGCTGTCCTTCATTGGGCAGTCCCTCAGGACAATTCAGGATCATTAAGGATGTCTAATGTTGGTAGACCCGACAGGCTTCTTTGGTTTGATGCTAAGTCACCTAAAGAACCAGAGCGTATGCCACCTTATGCACACCTTAAGTTCCTGTATGGTCATATACTAGAGCAGCTAGTCTTGTTTCTTGTTAGGGTATCTGGTCACGAGATCCAAGCAGAACAAGAGACAGTAGAAGTAGATGGTATTAAAGGCCACATGGATGCTGTCATTGATGGTGAAGTAGTTGATGTAAAGACTGCATCGCCTTTCGGGTTCAAGAAGTTTAAAGAAGGTACATTAGCAGAGGATGATCCCTTTGGTTATCTTGCTCAGCTTGCTGGTTACGAAGCCTCGCAGGGTACAGAAGAGGGTGGGTTCCTTGTTATTAACAAAGTAGATGGTGAGTTGTGTCTGTTCAGACCTGATGATCTAGACAAACCTAATATAAATATTAGGATCAACAGAGTCAAGGAAGTAGTACAGCTTGACACACCGCCTGATCTATGCTATAATGATGTACCTGAAGGCAAGTCAGGCAACATGGTAATCAATAAGTCATGTACTTTTTGTAACCATAAGCATGAGTGCCGTAAGGATGCCAATGATGGTGAAGGACTGATCATGTTCAGATACCACAACGGCATTAAATATTTTACACACATTGAAAGGATGCCTAAAGTTGAAAGAGTTAATTGATAAGATAGATAAATTCCTTGAGGATATAACACCCGAAGCACTGCTGGCTGTTACAGTAGGTATGGTTTGTTTCTGTGCTGGGGTGGCTATAGGGGGTGTATTCTTTTGAGAGGAACTAGAGCAAAGAAGCTACGCAGACGATCAGAAGAGATCATCGTAGAGTGGCTAAGGACTTTAGTGCCAGAGGGTGAAGAGCAAGAAAGGATTAACACTACAAACTATCAAGACTTTCTTCCTGAAGAACTTTACTACCGCGCTAATGGTACTACAAGACTACAGGCTATGACACCCAAGTACGTACAGAAGGCTCTTAAGAAGAACCTTAATGTTACATACAAGGACTTGATCAGTGCGTAAACCCAGAAAGGCTAGGCCTAAGGAGAAGAGAGTACCACGAGGTTACGATAGTAACTTTGAAGCACATCTAGATCAAGAGGTACTAGATGATGATTGGGTACACATCCCTACGCCAGACCCTGATCCAGTACCGTATGTTGTAGAGCATACTTACCATACAGACTTCATGAGGATAGAAGATGGTAAGAGGATTTACCTCGAAGCTAAAGGACGCTTCTGGGATTATCAAGAGCATAACAAGTACGTATGGATTAAGAAGGCCCTGAAAGAAGACGAGGAGTTAGTGTTTCTATTTGCTGAACCTAACGCACCTATGCCGGGGGCAAGAAGACGTAAGGATGGTACTAAATATAGTCACGCAGAGTGGGCTGACAAGCATGGCTTCAGGTGGTATAGTGAGTATAGCTTACCTGAGGAATGGAAGAAATGAGGAACACGTTATGCCTGTAAATAATAATTTACCATCAGAGGATATAGTAGTAGGGCCTTTCCACGCTGACATAGTTAATAGGTTCTTTGAGGATACAGGTTCTACTAGAACTGTAACAGTAGGGGATGCCGTTAGCTACGACATCTGGTCGAGGGCTTACAGACGCTACGGAGAAGTCAAGGATAAAGAACCAAAAGGATATCCTGACAACAACCCTAAGACTTCTGTAGGGGCTACTAAGCTGGACTTGTCTTTAGTGCCAGAGTCTGCTATAATCTGTCTTGCAGCAGCCATGAAGAATGGTGCTGATAAGTATGGCCCGTTTAACTGGAGAGAACATACCATATCTAGTATGGTTTATATCGCAGCAGTTAAGCGCCATGTAGCTGCTTGGGTAGATGGTGAGGACTATGCAGATGATTCAGGTGTACATCACCTTGATCATGCAATGGCTTGTCTAGCTCTGTTAAGAGATGCAGAGTCTATCGGTAAGCTTAATGATAACAGACCACCTAAAGGAGCAGCAGCTAGACTGTTGAAAGAGTATGCGGATAACACTGCTACTGCTACTGTTGGTTAGCGGATGTATGTCAAAGACTCCTTGTGTTGAGAGACTAGACATACCCCTATCAGAATGCTTAGCTACTCACCACAGTAAGCCCTTACCTTCGGGCGGGGTTGTTATACGGTGTAAGTTCGGCAAAGAGATTTATGTTAAAGCTGGTGTTAAGATTCCACCAGATCCTTGTAATAATTGGAGATAAGATGGATCAGTATCAAACATACATACATCGCTCAAGGTACGCTAGATATCTTGACGATAAACAAAGACGAGAGACATGGGACGAGACTGT